CCGTTGCCGACTTGATGAAAGCGCAAAAGCCTAAAACACCCGATCATCTATTCAGCGAACAACATGTTGAACCCAATGCTGGTGCTGGTGAAGGCGATGAAATCATGGGCGGCATGTTGGCAGCCCTGAAAGAAGTGCAAGGAGAATAAGCCATGCCATTGAATCAAGGCTTTCAAGAAACCCCATTTATCAATGACAGCTTGCTGGTGGATGATGATGTTCAAACCAAAAGTGAAGTGATTGGTGCGGCGCAAGTGCTGCCTCGTGGTCAACTGGTGGGTAAAATCACTGCCACTGGGCAAGTCGTGGCTTACAATCCAGCAGCTGCCGATGGCTCGCAGAATATCTACGGTGTGTTGGCGCAAGCTGTGGACACCACGCTCGGCGTGTATTCCGCAGTGGTGTATCTCGCTGGTGCATTCAAGCAATCAGGCATCACCCCAGCTATCACCCCTGCCATCGAAACCGCATTGCGCGGCATCAATATCTACATTCGTCCAACGGTATAAGGAGCTACTATGCCACTCGGAGTTTTTGAACCTCGCCGTTTGATCGGCTTAATGAATCAAACCAAATCGCGTTCTTCTTTTTTGAAGGACACATTCTTTGGTAAGGAAATGGCACACGATACACGCGCCATTGAAGTGGACATCATCAAAGGTCGCCGCCGTCTTGCGCCGTTTGTGTCGCCATTGGCGAAAGGTACGATTGTTGACCGTCAGGGTGCAATTACGCGCTCTGTGACGATGCCTTATGTGAAGATGGGCATTCCAACTACAGCAGGGCAAGCACTGGACACCAAAGCGGCAGGACAAACCATCTACCAAGGTACTCCAAGCCAACGCTTGAACCTTCAACTGGCAAAAGATGTTGCGTTATTGAAAGATATGTCGGCGCGCCGTGAAGAAGCGATGTGCGCGGATGCTTTGGTGAACGGCAAGGTGACTGCACTTGGGGATGGTATTGATGTTCAGGTCGATTTCTTGCGCCCTGCCTCGCATCGTGTGATTAACACGGCAACCGCTGCTGCTTGGGATGCCGCTGGTGTCGATATTTTGGCACAGCTTCGCTTGCATGCACGCACCATTATTCAATCATCTGGCTTCCAGCCCAATATTTGCGTCATGGGTTCTGCCGCTGCGGATGCGTTCATCAAGAACATTGAAGCGCAAGGCTCGAATCGTTTGAGCCATACCAAATTGGAAACAGGCGCAATCAAGCTTGATGGCTTGCAATCGGGTGCGACCTATTTGGGCAATGTGCAAGGCGTTGATTTCTACGAATACAACGAATGGGCGGAAGATGCGGCTGGTGTTGAGCAACCATTGCTTGCAGCCAACCAAGTGATTTTCGGTTCAACGCGTGGTGAATCCATCTTCCACTATGGTGCAATCGAAGATTTAGCCGTGGGTACGAAATGGGCAACCAAGTATTTCGTGAAGTCTTGGGTCGAAGAAAACCCATCGGTTCGCAATCTCTTGGCGCAATCCTCACCGTTGCCAGCACTGCATCGTATTGAATCCATTATGAGCATCGCAGCTCTTTGATATTCCTTGGGGGGTGTGCTTGCCATGCCCTCCTTTTTCATAACACAATAGGAGAAATGATATGGCTGTACGCATGACCCACCACTGCACACATGATGGCAAAACCTATGAAGTCGGCGACCAAGTGAAGAACGCTAAGTTGGAGAAAGTGTTTCTTGCGGAAGGCGTGGCTGAAAAACTTGAAGATAAGCAGGACGATAAGTAAGCCATGAGCTATGCCGTACAAGCGGACATGATAAGTGCGTTTGGTGAAGCAGAGATGATTCGCGTGACCGACCGTGCGAATCTAGGCGTATTGGATGCAACTGTGTTGCAGCAGGCGTTGGATGATGCCACAGCTGAGGCGGATTCATATATCCCGATCGCACCGACCACGCCGAATCGTGCGCTTGTACGGCATACCGCCGCGATTGCTCGCTTTTTGCTGCATAAAGATGCCGCAAGCAATGAGATACGCGAGCGGTACACAGATGCAATTGCTTGGCTCAAGCTGGCATCACTGGGGCGTGTTACCTATGGGACGCTTCCAGCCGTTCCAGCAGGGTCGGCAACGCAAGGCATTCCTCAATCGCAATCTCTAACATTATCGCATGAACAATATGAAGTGCCACGAACGGGCGGCTTCGTATGGTAGCCAGTGTGTTCACACTTGCGCCGATTGTTTCACGATTACAATCGGTGGTAAGCATTCCTTTTGTTGGCGGCATGTCGGATTTCACCCGTGCAAGCGAGCAAGCAAGTATGGAAAAAGGCGCATTTGTGCTGCCTATTTCCGAGCAATCCAGTGCTAATCAATCCGCTGTACTCCACACACAACAACAAGTTATTGCCATGTTTAGGGTGGTTTTTTTGGTGCGGAATTACGGTGACGCATCAGGTGGGACTACGATGGACAGCATGCTTGCAACGATGCGTATCGATGCGCTCACAGCGTTGTTGGGCTTTACCCCTCAAGCGCAATGGGAAGCGATTGAACACACGCAAGGCGCGCTACTGAAAGCCGAAAACGGCGCAATTTGGTGGCAAGATGATTTCAAAACAGGGTTTTATCGGAGTTCCGTATGAGAAAACAGAAAACATTCAACCATGAACACGGCGGCGTGTATGTGGTGGACAAAAAGACTGGCAAACCCGTGAAACAAACTGAACAGAAGGATGTAACCCATGATTCTAGCAAGTAAAAAAGTCGTCCTTGTCAAAGCTGAAACGACATACAACACCGATGCAGTCCCTACAGGTGCAGCCAATGCAATGTTGGCTCGCAATTTCACCTTAACCCCATTGGAAGGCACAACCAACACGCGTCAGCATGTGCGTGGCAGCATGGGTGGCTTTGAAGATACGCCCATGAGCGGTCTCAATGCTACGGTTGAGTTCGATGTAGATTTAACGGGTGCAGGCGCAACAGGTTCAACACCGCCTTATCACGACCTGATGCGTGCTTGTGGCTTTGCTGCCACCATCAATACAGGTGTAAGCGTGGTGTATAATCCTGTTGGTTCGCTGTTTGAATCAGCGACCGTACATGTGTTTCGTGATGGTGTTCGTCATGCGATTACAGGTTGCCGTGGTGATTGGTCGTATAAGATGTCGGCATTGGGCGAGTTGTTGTTGCACTTTAAGTTGCAAGGCAATTATCAGCCTGTTTCCGATATTGCGCTGCCAGCAGCCACATTGCCTGTGGTCACGCCTATTCCTGCGGATGCTGCCAATGTGCCAAGCTTTGCACTGCATGGTTATGCAGGATTATTGCAATCATTCGATTTGGCAGGCGGCAACGATTTACAATATCGCAACCTGATCAACGCATCGGGTGAAGTGTTGTTGGTCGGTCGCAATGTGACAGGCACAGTGGTTGTGGAAGAGCCTGCGGTTGCCACTTTCGACTATTGGAACGCATCCATCAATGCCGCACTCGGAGCTATGAGCCTGATTCATGGCACGGTGGCAGGCAATATTGTGGAAATCAACGCACCCAATGTGCAAATCGGTAAGATTACAGGCAATGAGACTAATGGTGTTTCCTACCTCTCCATTCCTGTGAAATGCCTGCCAAGCGCAGGCAATGATGATGTCTCACTGGTGGTTCGCTAATGTTTAAGATTGATGTTTCAGACACCTACAACTACCCCGTCACCGTCGCCATGCTCGATGAAAAAGGCAAGGTGAAGAAATCAAGCTTCACTGCCATCTTCAAACGCTTGCCACAAGATGACATCGACCGCCTGTTTGCAGGCATTGCCGATGAATCTGCCAGCGATGAGCAATGGGTGGATGAAATCCTTGCAGGTTGGGAGGGCATTAAAGATGCGGACGGCAAAGAAGTCCCGTTCACTGAAGCCAACAAGCGCAAAGTGTGCGGCATCCATCCTGTACGCCCATCCATCATCAAGGCGTGGGGCGAATCCCTTCAGGAAGTCGCAAGAAAAAACTAAAGGAAGCCGCGCGCCACTGGTTGAAAGGTGGCAGCGGCAACTTTGATACTGATGACGCGGCGATGCTGGGCGATAAGGCGGACGCATGTGTAGTTCCAACCTTCCTTGTGCATCCCGATAATTGGCAGGCGGTCGTTATCTTCACAGCGGCAAGCACGCAATGGCGTTGGTATGAACAGCACCGCATGGGCTTGCGTTATAGCGAGGTGAAAGTTTTGATGGATGTGGAAGGGGTGCAGGATATGAAAGATTGCATGGATCGCATCCGAATCATGGAGCAGGAGGTGTTGGATGTTTCGTCTACAATGTAAACGCGGCACGCACCATGCGCCAAAGCATGATACACATGGATATGCCCAACACCGCAGCAGCCACATCAAAGCCAAAACGCTCATGCCCAAGCCCCATGATGACCATGCTCACAAAGCTACCAATCACCCATCCGTAAATATTCATGTGGGAAGTATAGCATGAGCAAAAACCTACAGCTATCCATCAAAATCAATGCCCAAACAGGCGAGCTTGAAGGCTCGCTGAAAAAAGCTGAAAAAGAGCTCGGGAACTTCGCGCATCAATCAGGAGCTGCGGGGGCGGTATCAAATAAGGCTTTTTCAAAGACAAGAGCGGGCATTGAATCCATATCCAAGCAACTGCATCGCATACAGAGCATTGCAGCAGGTGCTTTTGTGTTTGCGGGCATCAATGATGGTGTGCATTCACTGGTGCAAATGTCGGATGCTTATACCACAACTACCGCACGCCTTCATTTAGCAACCAATTCAACAAAAGAATACACAACCGCATATTCTGAACTTGTTAAAATCACGCGAAACAGTTATGGCGATTTCGGCGCAACGGTTGATTTGTATTCATCCATGAGCCGAGCAACCCAAGATTTAGGCTTGAAGCAATCAACCTTATTGACGGTGACGGATGCTGTGAATAAAGCTATTGTGGTATCGGGTGCAAGCTCGGTTTCAGCAGAGGCAGCTTTAGTTCAGCTTGGGCAAGCATTATCATCAGGGACGCTTCGTGGCGAAGAACTGAACAGTATTCTTGAACAGACACCACGCATTGCGCGCATGATTGCCGACGGTTCAGGCATTGCCTTTGGACAGCTTCGAGCGGTTGCTGCACAAGGTGGATTGACTTCTGAAGTGGTGATTCGCGCACTCCAAAAAGAAGCGGCAACGGTCAATAAAGAGTTCAACAGTATTCCACCAACGATTTCAGGTGCAGCTAAGCAAGTGCATAACAGCATGTTGCAAATATGGGGGGATTTCACCACAACAAGCGGATCTGCGAACGGCTTGGCAAACAGTATTCTTTTTGTTGCCGACAACCTTCGCAGTATGGTGGATGTTGGGGTGTCTGCGGTGAAGATTATTGCAGCAGCCTATCTTGCCAAAGGTGTAACTTCGGTATCTGCCTACATTGCCACACAATACAAATCCATTGCAGCCACCAAAGCCGCGCAGGCTGCGGAGATTCAAGCCGCAGAGACCGCCGTTGCATCGGCTCGCCGCAAAGTCTTGGCTGCCAAGGCATACACGGGGGCGAATCAACGAGCGACTGCGGCAGCCTTGGAGCTTGCAGCGGCTGAAAAAGCATTGGCAGCAGCAACCGCAGCAGGGAACACCACATTGATGAGCCGCATTGGTTTAAGCAACAAAGGCACACGCGCATCACTTGCAGGGCTTGGTAAGGTCAATGTTGCCAGTCAATTATTGTTTGCAGCATGGGCAGGCTGGGAAATTGGTACTTATTTATCGGATAGGTTTGCCATTGTGAAACAGGCTGGCATTGCAATGGCAGGTGGATTGTCAAAAGTTGGCGAGAATATTTATGCAGCATTCAAGCTTGCATGGGCGAAAACTGAAATATCATTCAGTAATATGGTCGCAAACATCAAGATATTCACTGGAGATATGATTTCAGGAATTTCCAAAGCTTTGTCGTTGATACCTGGCATGGAAACAAAAGCATCAGGCATGCAGCAGTTCGCCAAATCACTACAGGAAACAAAGGGTGCAGCAGAAAGCGTTGCCGCCGCGACCAAGCGTATCAATGCGGAACGCGACAAGAACATCAAAGCCAATGAAGCATTCTATGCGCTTTCATTTGCAGAAGCAGGGCAAACGAAGAAGGCAGCAGGCAAGCAGGTTTCTAAAAATCTTTCCCCCCACAACAAACCATTGGTAAACACCCAAAAACCAGCCGATGGCACAGCCCTTATCCAGCAAATGAACACCGCCTTTGATGATTCGGCAACGCGCATGAGTAGCCGATATGTGGATATGTGGTCACAGTTGGTTAAGACGCATGGCGAAGGCTCAAAACAGGTGCGAGGCTTGGAAGTTGCCTATCAATCATGGCTGGATGGGCAAGATGCACAACGCATTGCCAAAGAACAAAGCGCAGCCAAGCAGGTGGTGGATATTCATGGTGCGAAGTTCAAGCGCATGGAAATCTTGGGGCAACTTGCTGACAAGACTGAAAAGGAGCGCATTCAAGCGTTGCTGAAGCTGAAGCTGGATGCTTTGCAGCGCGAACAAAGCAATATTGAAGCGGCAACCCTTGCTCAAGGCGGCAATGTGCAAGCTGTGCGTGATTATTACAACGAGCAGCGCGTCCAAGCAGAGCAGGACACCGCCGATAAAATCAAAGCGATTGATGAGAAAGCCACACAAGACAGGCTGGACAGAATGGCAGCAGGTGAACAAGCGGCATACGACCTTAAAGGTCAGTTCCAGCAGCTTGTGAGTGATAATCAGCAAGTGAACTTGACCACAATGGCGGACAATTTTAAGTCATACACCGATGCGCTTTGGCAAATGGATCAGAAAAGCGGCAAGCGACAACTTGCTTGGGATAAGTTTACAGGCACGCAGAAGCTTCAATTTGCGGCAGCATCAATGTCGGCTCTTTCTGGCTTGATGCAATCGCATAACCGCAAGCAATTTGATGTTGGCAAGGCGGCAGCACAGGGTCAGAACGCCATCAACACCTATCTTGGCGCAACCAAGGCATATCAATCAATGGCTGGCATTCCTTATGTTGGACCATTCCTTGGTGTGGCAGCCGCCGCCGCTGTAGTTGCCGCTGGTGTCGCCAATGCACAAAAAATCAACAGTGCGAAAATGGGCGGTTCAACAGGTGGTGTATCTATTCCAAGCATCTCCGCAGGCGGTGGCGGTGCTGCCCCAAGTGCCATCATGAACAGTCAAACAGGCTTACCGATGTCGCAAGCTCCTGCACCCAAGCAGGCGCAACAAGTTCATATCACCATCAAATCCGATACTGGCTTTGTTGATCCCAACGCCATGCAGCAAGTAGCTGCCCATCTTGCGCCCTACATTGCCGATGCCAACAACAGCGGTATGAATCAAGCGATGGTGGCTTAGATGCCATTGGATTTCACTTATCCGCATATTGCATGGGACAACCTATTGGCAGGAGCGACTTATACGGTGACCGCAGGCATCGACAATGCCGCAGCCCCATTCAGCAATGCCTTTAATGGCATGATGTCATCCATTGCCAACCCACAAGCGGATGCCAACGGTGTCTTTGCGGTGACAATCAATATCAGCAACCAACAAATCGGTTTTAATACGCTTGGTTTTGGCGTTGAAGCATGGGGCGGCATCTCTCAAGCCAACCTATTGATTATCGGTGGTAGCAGGCATAATGCTGCAAACCAACATTGGACTGGCGGCACGATTACGGTGAATGGCGCAAATGCTCATGCAATGGTTGAGCCATCCAATCAGTCGATATTAATTCCATTTGCCAATGGTTACGCACAAAATACAGTGACTTTGTCTATCACAGGCTTACAGCCCAATCAGGCGTTTATTATTCCTGAATTGTTTTACGGCAATACCCTGCAAATGCCATACCCAGAGTTGGGGATTGACCCGACTGCCGACATTGCAGACTTCTCCACCTTCAAATCGGTGTCTGGCATGCGTTATGACTACACGCATTTCGTCAAATGGTCGGAGCGTGTGCATTGGAAGTATATCGATACAGGAATGGCGGGATTTATTGAGTGGTTCCGCGAAAACAGCTTGGAGAAAATGGCACCGTTTTGGTGGATCTACAATCCTGAAAGCCAGCCTCGCCCCATCTTTGTAAAACACATCAACAAATCAGCACGCATGCCTTATCAGCAGGCTGCTTGGCGTGATTTCAGCTTGAATCTTGAGGAGGTGTTGTTGTGATTCCTGTAGCTCCCGATATGCAAGCCGTCCTATCGCATGCGGATGGTGAAACGCCTGTGATTGATGTGGTGATGCCGCTGGGCGATGGTGTGTATGGCAAAATTGAGACTTATGAGCAGTGGCTTGGGATGAATGAGCCGACTTTGCAAACTATTACAGTATCTCCAGCTTATAACATTAATTTGGGCGGCTTATTTGGTGGTGTAGGTGCAATCGACATCCCAGCACAATATAGCTATGTCGTCAGTGATGACATCAATATGGATGCTCATCGCGTTTCAGGACAACTCACATTAGGCGCAGGTACAACCCATGCTGTAGCCGCAGCCCCGACAGCCTACGGACAAACCGTGTCTTCAGTGTATTCGGTGGATGTGCTGCATACTTGGAAGGATTTAAGCGTGTTGCAGCAAACAGGCAATGCGATTGCCAATGCTGTGAATGACTATGTGGTGAAGCCTGTGGTTAATGCTTGGAACAGCACTGTTGGCGCTATAATTCCTGCGGTTAAGATCGGATAATGGTAGCCACTTACAAACACCAAAGCACAGGCAGAACCGTCACCAGTGGCGAATTGGGTAGGCAAATGCCATTCAAAGCTACGCTTACTGCCATTGTCGATGCTGTGACCGTACGCATGAGTATTGCAGGCACAACCACAGGCAAGGCGACCGTTTATATCACCGATAATGCCAACAACCCCATTTCGCAAAAAATCACCGTCACGGTCGCGCAAACCGATAGTGATGTAGCGATTACAGGGCTGAACGCTGCGATTGTGGCAGGTCGTCATTATAGCTTGGTGATTGTCGCCGACCCCATCCCCAACAGCATGATGCCAGGTGTGCATCATTCATCCACGCCAAGCACCTACACGCAAACATTGAACATTACCGAATATCAGCTTGCCGCAGCACCTTGGGTGATTACCACTGCGCAAGGCATGGGGTTTCCGATTGGCGGTACAGCAGGCTATGCCGCAACAGGTAGCGCGTACCGCTCGTTGGATGTGGGCAGTGTTCCAGCGGTTGCAGGAACGATTCAAATCGTGGCGTATGATTCGCCGCTTTATCCGTTGGTGATTGATATGTATTCCACCAATGACCCTGCGTTGTTTGCAGTGGGCGGAGTGACAGGTTGGACGGCGCAACTGGGCGTGCAATCGGGCGATGCGATTCCTGCGGCACGCTATTTTCGCTTCCATATCCAGATGAGCAGCAATGCGAACCAAGATATTGCGCCTGCATTGGATGCCATCAACCTGTATTTCGATGGTGCAGAAACCATCTTCACCACGCGAGCGCAGCGCATTGATTATGTGGATGGCTCGCAAGGGGTGTCTGGTGTTCCTGTGGTGCATGATATGGGCAGCATTTCTTCACAGTTGACCAATAAGGCAGCCAGCGTGTTTGCAGGCAAGATTCAGGTGCATATCAACAATGAACCGCGCTCTTTGGCGTTGCTGAATGATGCGCCGCCACCGATTGGGCGACCTGTACATATCAACTTTGGCTATGATGTGCTGGTTGATAGAGTGAATATTTTCAACGGTACGATTGATGATGTGCGCTATACGCCCGACAAGCTCACGCTGATGATTTCGGATAGCATTACGCTTGCAGATATCTCGATTCCAAGAAAAGACAGTTATCCAGCTTGGGATGCTGCCGCTGACTATGCCATTGGCGCATTGGTGACCCATAAGTTTTTCACCTACAAAGCCTTATCTGCCAATGGTGCAACCACTGCCAACAGCGCAGCACCTGATGCCAGCCCTACAGTGTGGCAACAACTCACTTTTCCAAAGGTGTACGACACCTTTACCAACGGTGGCGTGGCATGGCATCTGGTGGACATCATCATCGACATCCTTCGCAATGACATCAACATTCCAGACAGTCGTATCAATTTTGCATCGTTGCAACGGCTTAAAGCATTGCGTGTGGGTTACACAGGGACACGCACACTCATCAAGCCTGAAAAAGCATTAACGCTATTGGGTGAGCTGGCTTGGTTGCTTGAGGCGCAATGGGTGCAGCTATCAGGCGGTATCTCTCTAGTGCCAGAACACAAAGTTGGCGACCCAATCCCCAGCCATGCCCCACACATCAATGATAACGATATTGGTGTAGGATCATTCAGCTATCGCCGTGGCTGGAAAGAACTGGTGAATGAATGCGTGATTATGACGCAATGGGATGGCACGAATTTCAATTCAGTCACGGCATATGCCGATGCTACATCAGTTTCCACGCTGCGAAAGGTTCAGCAGGAAGTGGGACATGACAAATGGATGATGCCACCTGCCATTCTTGACCAAATTGCCGCTCATGTGGTTGCCAGAAAGAACCAAGCACGGCGCATCATCAGCATTGCCACCAACGGCAAGCATTTGCGCCTTGAGTGTGGCGACATCGTAACTTTTGAATCATCACTACTGCCAGCATCCGACCCTGTGATATTGAATATGAAAGTGATTCGCAAGGATATTTCAAGCTGGCAAAAACAAAGTATCAGATTAACGCTTATGGAGGTGTTATGAGTGCAAAAAAATATATGACCAATCGCATGGTGAAAGAAGAATTGGAGCGTATGCGTGATGTGGATGCTGGCTTCCCAGATATGGTACAAAAATCACAAGACGAAGCATTGCAAGAACTACAAGCCACTGAAGCAGAACAGCATGTTCAGCACATCAAAGCCATATTTGAGATGAATCAACGCATCCAATCCCTTGAACAAGCCTTGAACGAGATGGAAGCGCAGAAGAATGAAACACTTCATCTTTTTGACGAACACGAGCTTGATACACTCACGCAAAAGACAACAGCCTGCATATCAGGCATCCCATCGCTGGGTTTGGATGAATTGGTGTTTATTGATGTAGCGACATTCAGCAAGAAAAACCATCAACGCGTGAGGCAACAGGCTATTGCCACAACATCCATGAGTATGTGGGTACGGTGTTTCATTGATGCTCGATGGGGCGCATGGCATCAAGTCGATTTAAAGGGGTTCACTGATGGCGCAGCAGCTTAATCTAACACTTGATGCAGGCGTTGACTTCTTTGCACGCATTTCATGCTTTGATGTCAATAGCAACCCTGCCGATTTAACAGACTACACCGCCGTATCGCAAATGCGCGCAGGGTATGGTGGTGCGCTAGTTGCCAGCTTTGTTGCAACTCCAAACGGCACATTGGGAACCATTGACCTATTCATGGACAGTATCGACACCAGCACGATTGCCGCAGGCGTTAGCGTATGATTGTTCATCATATCACAATGGCACAAGACCAGAGTATTCAGGCACTGGGATTCCAATATGCCATCATCAACACAAAACTAACATTCAACAGCATGAGCTTCGGCTACATGGGCTTTGGGGGATAAGATGGGAACAACAACAAATTTACTCAATTTGAACAAACCAGCGAACGGCGAGTATGTTTGGGGTGATTCAATCAATCAGAATGCAGATATATTAGATTCAGTGGTTGGACAGTTGCTTAATGAGCGTGCGGTTGCAGGTAGTGCAACAGGTGGTGGTGCAACTTCGCTTATTGACACATCGGCAAACTTTGATGTAAATGCACTTGTCGATGCAATTGTGACCATTACTCGCGGAACATCTATAGTAAGAACATCCAAAGTTCTATCGAACACATCAGATACACTCACTTTTGCAAGTGGCGCACAAGTTGTTGCTGGCGACTCATATTTAATCATGTTTAACGGTGCATCGAAAGATATACCTGCAATCGGCGGTGTTTCTTCGTTGAGAACGCTTCAGCCATCGGAAGGTACAGTCAAATATTTAGCATATCATACAATCGCAGGCGATGGTGGACATGGTGTGTTCCGTGCTGTTATCGGTGCAGCTATTGGTACTTATGTTGATAATGGTGGCACTGTTATTGTACCTACAGGTGGTGATGGTAGTGCGGCATGGCTGCTAGACTATAATACATTGTCATTAGCACAGTCTGGCGCAAAAGGTAATGGAATAACTATTGATGCTGCACCAGTGGCACTAAGCACTGCTATTGATGATTCAGTCATAGAAGCTGGAAAGATATATGCACTTTCTGATGTGGAAATATCTAAGGCTCGCGTAAGCAGTCTTGCAGGTCGTGGAGTTATTCGCAATCGAGGACTGTTAGCATCGCATCTTCACACTGATTATAATCAATTTGATTTGATTGGTTTTGGCAAATCAATTGCGGGTTCTGCTGAAATTGCTCAGCTTAGCAATCTTCCAGATGCTAATCTAAACACACTGAATGATGCTCTGCTTTCAGGAACTGTGAATGTAACATATTTTGGCGATTCAATCACTGAGAACAATTCAGCGAATGGTTTTTATGAAAGTTCTTGGGTTCGCAATACAGAGAAAATGCTTGAAAACAGTTTCCCAAATGCGACCTTTCATTTTGATAACAAAGGTATTGGTGGCGCAACATCATCCAACGCTGTTGACCCAGCATTCATTCGTGGTGTTGGAACTTTTGGCTATAAAGTGAAACCAACTACATTTCCAATCGGGCTAGGCTGGTGGGCTACAAACTCTGTAGATAACGTCGCTTGGATTGACCAAGTTAAAGCAACAAATCCTGATTTACTTTTCGTAGGCTTTGGCATGAACGATTTGCAAGCCGCGCCTGATTTATTTTCATCGAATATTGAAGCAATCATTGCAGCAACAAAAACATGGACTAAGCAACCAACAATTTGCCTAGTCTCAACATACCTCCCTACCGACATACAAGGTGCGCCATACGATAACGCTTCAAATAGAAGTAATTTAGAATCGCACTGTCGCATGATGCTGGCTCTTGCTGCGAAGCATAAATGCTTGTGCTTAGACGCGTTCAGGATGTACCGATTCATGCGTGATGGAGCTGATGACAGACATCATACTATGATTGCAGAGTTTAATTGGAGAAACTTTGCAACCTGGTGGACTGTAAAATCAGGTTCACCAACATTTTCGGCAGGTGTGGTATCAGCAGCAGCAGGGTTTTCAGTACTTCGTCCAGTTCCAGCAAGAGATGTTGTTATCGACTTGACTGTCACTGTAACGAATGCAGGAACAGTTCCGAGGATTGAGTACAGAAATAATATTGGTACAACTGGGAACGGATATACTGTTTTGTGGTCAGGTACAAGTATCGTCTTATTCTATGGTACAACAAATATCGGCTCGGTAAATGTAGGTGCTATCCCCCTGTCAGCTCAATATATACGAGTTGAGGCAATTGACACTGTGCATTCAGTGTACCTCAACGGAACACGAGTTCTGCGTGTTGTTGATTATCATAGTCTGCGCAGTGGGCATGTTGCGATAATCGCATCTGGTGTTGCTGCATCTGTTTCGATGGGACTTAACATCAAGCTTGGTCAGCCTCGCAGGATTGGACGACCATTGGTGTCAGTTGATGAGATTGTGGGCAAATATTTGCAAAATGACCCGCTTGGATGGAATAACGCATCTGAGGATTCAGAAGGCGGGAATGCAATCAATCATCCGACATCATTCATGCAGGGTGCGTCTTATATCACCATGTTTGGGGAAGTTATCAAGCGCATTGTTTCATCGTTTGAGCGGCATTCAAAAACATTAGTAGTATCAACTGATGTTACAAATACTACTACAACATACACCTCAACTGGATTGAGTTTATTAGTTTCTGGGAATGCTGGTGACATTGTTGATGTGTATGTTGAGTTTCCATACATTGCAACTGTGGCAGCTGGCTTGTTGCAGGTTAGGACAAATGGCGTATCAGCTGGATACGGCAGCACTCGCTATCTCGATGTAACAACAAAAACACATGGCGATATTATGATGATGCGACTACCAGTAAAACTTGTGTTGGACGGCGTCAATACAATAGGTGTTGTGTTTGCTGCTGGGGCAGGTGGTACAATTACAAGCAATTCTGCCACAACTTCGCATTTTGCTAAAAAATTAACAGTTACAAAAGTGTAATGATGACAGACCAAATAACGAAAGATGTTGAGCATCCACAACCAGACACCTGTTCCAGTGCTGGATGATAAAGGCAACCCCATGCTTGATGCCGCTGGCGCACCAGTGATGCACACGCCGCCAGCTTTGATTGGGGCATTTGCTTAGCGGACTTATATCAGCTTCCGTACACCCCATCATGGCTGCATCTTGCCATCGAACACACCAAAACAACGGTAGTCGATGCAAGGCAACCTTGATGGGGATGATATGGGAAACGATAACCGAACACTGTTTACACACATGCGTACCGATCCGAACGCGCCCAAGCACGCCATTCTTGGCGCAGCTGTCACTACAATCGTGTTGGTTGTCGCATATTTAACGCACACACAGCATCCGCTTATCTTGGCGTTCCTTGCCCCATTTGCCCTTGGTGTTGCGATTGAAATCATCCAACGCATCCAAGGCGGCACAAACACCAATCGTGAAAGCATGATGGACATTCTCACCACAGGCTTTTGGTATCTCACTATCTTCGCATGGGGAATATAACATCGTGCGAGGCATCTTGGTTGTGAAACATATCCCACCAAAAAGATGGTGGCATAAATCAAGCTGGGAGCTGGTCGAAGATTTGAACATTCTTTGGCACACAGTTCCAGCAGGGTTTGTCACAGACGGCGTATCAACCCCGATGCTTTTGATTTGGCTTGTGTCGCCGACTGGCAAAGCTATGCGTGCCGCAGTTCTGCATGACTACAAGCTTTCACAGTTGCACCCATGCGAAAGCCGCGCCGAAGCTGATAAGAGCTTCTATTGGGCAATGAAACACTGCGGCATCCATCCAGTGCGTGCTTTCCTGATGTTTTTGGCTGTTCGTGTTTACGGCATCGCTAAAGTCTGGTGGTATCGATTATGGCACTGACACCGACCCAATGGGCAGACACATTGCGCGCATCTATCGCGCAGCTTGTGGGTGCAATGCGTTCCATTCAGAGCATGGAGCAGCAGGCAGAATGGAAACCATATTTTGACGGGTGGATGAAAGACACCACGATTTCAAAAGACACACGAAAAACAATCAAGCACCTGTTGCCAGCGGTGCTTTCCATGTCCGAAGATTTGACCGACACCATGCTTACAGAGCTTGGCATCAATGTCGCTGCATTACCAAGTAATTCGCCCTTTTCTGCGAATCAAGATATTGAACCGCCATCACTAAAAATTACACAGATGGACATGCTAGAACATCCAAACACCACCGACCATTCAGTGTTGATACTCACCAAAGCAGGGCGAACCGTTCATTTATCCATTCACGATATGGCAGGCGTTCAGATATTGCAGCCGCAACCCGTTGTCGAGTTGCTCCCCTCTATTTTTGTTTATCACATCGACTGGTCGCAGCTCGCAGTCGCAGACGGTTACTATGTTGTTCATGTTGAAGATGGCTACCAAATGGATGCGAAAGAAGTCGAAATAAAATCGCAACCAGCACAAACACACACGCAACAAGACAAGATTTGGATGTTGCAAAACTTGAAAGGCGGCGTGGGTGCAACGCCATCAGCGAATGGCAATTTTATCTAAAAAGGAGCTTATATGGCTTTAGTAGGTTATCAAAATAAACCAGTCGATTTGGTTTATGACACTGAAGGTACGCAATCAGGCTTGACCGATTTGCGTTTTGATATTTATGACCCAACAGGGGCGCATGACCCGTTGGTGAACTTTGTCACCGCAACAGAAATCGGCGCGACAGGTGTGTATAAAGCAACATTCACACCAACGATGGCAGGCACTTATGTTGTGCTGGCATCGTCTGCATTGTCAAACCCTGCGATTGTGGACAAAGCAGGTACGGTTGAAGTTCGGTTGCACGATGAGACAGCCATCGCAGGTGCAGGTTTCGTCACTGCAACGGATAGCTTGGAAGCAATCTCCAACGCAGTTGCAGGCGTAGCAGCAGCGCAGGGCGCACCAGCAGCACGCGGTCGCGTTATCGTATAAGGGTCTGGCGAAGTCATGAATCAAGCAGTTCGCTTTATGGCTTCGCCATCTCTTTCGTTGCGTCTGGATGTCTATGATGGGGCAGATGTGTTGATTGCAACCTACCCTATGCCAGAAATCACAACTGTGGCAGGTGTATATCGGGCAGATGTTGCAGTGGTTTCACCTGATATGTGGGGGATTGTGATTGATGCGTCGAATGGTGATCAGCTCAATATTGTACGCATTCAGCCATCGATACAGAGCGGCAACACTATGTTGGATGACCTACACATCATCCTTGCCAGCGATATGTCGATTGATGGCGTATCTGGAACGCTTACGGCACAACGCGGCGCAGATTCACGAACATTCTTATTGCTCAATGCGGATGGCTCTAAAGCTTCGTCACCATCATCAGCAAGCGGACGGAAGCGGCAATGATTACGCAAGGTTTTGCAACACAATTTGTCACCTATTTCGATGCCAAAACATCGATTGATACTGCTGTAGCATCCATCGATATTCCATCAATAGCCGTTGAAGCGAGCAGCGACAATGTACAATCAAGCGTGTTTCTTGATGCGCCAATACAAGGAGGTATAACCGATGGCACAGTTGCCAACATTCGTATCGGGTGACCATATCGCATTGCCTGTAACGCTACAGTATACAGTGAATGGCGTGCCACAGCCGCTTGATTTGCGCGGTATTACTGTTCATGCAGCTATCGTTACCACGGATAGAAAAAACATCATTTCACAAAACATTGTCACACTATCAGAAACAGCCGCAGGCGCGGATTTTCTCAATGCTAAGGTTGTCGCAGAGTTTCCATCCAGTGAGACCGTGAATGCCAAGGTGTTTGGGTCGGTTGATATTGCCATCAAAGTTGCAGCACCCATTGAGAAAACTTGGTATGTGCCTGCGCGCCTAGAGCGAGGGGTTATCTAATGGATGAAGTAGAAACAAGGCTGATTCGGCTTGAGGAATCCATGAGCCGCATGGAAACAGCGATTGAGCGCATGGCAGATGGCATTGAGAAGCTCACAGAGGCGCGTATTAAGCATGACCACCACGAAAGAGAAATCACACACCTAAGAGAACGGCAACACGCCCATGCAAACATGCTGCAATCGCATGAAATAAAGATTGCGAACATCGAGAAACTCCCGAAAAAAATTGATGATATAGTTGACTCAGAGAACGACATGAAAGTTACAATGGCAAAAAACAGCGTTATCTCGGGGATTGTTTCGGCTGGTATCGTTGTTTTTATCACTTATGCACTCAACCACTAAAGCGAGGCGATCCAATGAAACTATCACAACACTTTTCACAATCAGAATTTGAAAAATCACAATATGCAACACGGCATGGCATTGATAACACAATGGGCGGTGATGCGTTGTCGTCTGCAAAAGACTTATGCGGCGCAATCCTTGAACCATTGCGCGTCAAAATTCAGACACCAATCATCATCAGCAGTGGCTTTCGTTGTTCCAAATTGAATGCAGCGATTGGTGGGGCAAGCCATTCGCAGCATGTTTATGGCATGGCTGCCGATATTGAAGCCATCGGCTTGACCAATTTCGAGCTTGCCAATATGATTAAAAACATGGGGTTGCCTTATGACCAACTCATATTTGAGGGACGGTGGGTGCATGTGAGTCATGCCGTGTATAATCGAGGAGAAGTGCTTACAGCGGACTTTTCTGGCAATGGTGTTGTGTATCGCACAGGGCTGCATGAATCATGATTAAATGGGCTTCTATGCGTTTCCCTCCAGTTAACCTATGGAACATGCCAGTGCAAAAAGAATTGCTTGATTGGCACATGAAAACAAAGGGGAAGAAATAATGAGCTTCGATTGGAAGGGATTATTATCAAAAGTCGCGCCAATGGCAGCCACGGCAATCGGTGGTCCATTCGGCGGTATGGCGGCATCGGCGTTGC